TGCCAGGATCCTTAGGTGGACTGACTGGGACGCCCAGGACTTTAAGCCAATCCTATTTACTGGGGAGACCAAAAGTCATGAAGCGGCATGAGCAATGGATGAAAGACAAGGTCAATGAGATCCAGGACATGGTTAACAACCCACCCCATTACACACACGGTGACATCGAGTGCATCGATGCTATCCGGGCTGCGCTGGGGCCAGAAGGGTTCAAGGCTTTCTGTAGGGGCAACGTCATCAAATACAGCTGGAGATGTGACCACAAGAACGGTGTCCAGGATATCGAAAAGGCACGTTGGTATTTAACAAAAGTAATCGAAGAAGAACAGAGAAAGACAGAGAAATGAACAGTATGATCAGTAACCACCACTATGGCCCATCCTTACCTCTGTCTGATGAGATAGACGCACAGAAGTACCGGCAGACAGGTGAGGACTTCTATTCCAAAGTCGTCCGTATTGCAGATAGTCTCAAAGACAGCGCAGAACACTTTGAAGACTTTAAGGATGCGTTAAGACACATGCGCTTCCTACCCGCCGGTCGCGTCCAGAACGCCATGGGTGCCGCCCGGCAGACCACGGCATACAACTGTTTTGTCTCCGGCATTATCGAGGACAGCATGGACAGCATCATGGAACGTGCTACGGCTGCCGCTGAGACCATGAGACGCGGCGGTGGCATTGGATATGACTTCTCGAAGCTAAGGCCACGTGGTGAGCTAATTAAGAGCCTACAGAGCCGCTCTAGCGGCCCAGTGAGCTTCATGGGTATCTTCGATGCTGTATGTCAGACAATCGCCAGCAGCGGTCACCGTAGAGGCGCACAGATGGGTGTGCTACGGATCGATCACCCAGACATCGAACAGTTCATCACGGCAAAACATGATAGCACCACGTTGACCGGATTTAACATCAGTGTCGGTGTGACTGATGAGTTCATGAGATGCCTGGAGAATAAGACACCATTCCAACTTAAGTTCGATGGCAAGGTTTATTCCGAAGTAGACCCAGTAGCTCTTTGGGACATGATTATGAGATCTACATGGGACTGGGCTGAGCCTGGTGTCTTGTTTATCGACCAAATCAACAACATGAATAACCTATGGTACTGTGAGGATATCTCAGCCACAAACCCATGTGGGGAGCAGCCTTTGCCGCCTCAGGGTGCGTGTTTGCTGGGTAGTTTTAACCTGGTTAAATACATTGAGAACACTGAGTTCAACCTGGATCAATACAAACGTGATATTCACACGGTTGTCCGGGCCATGGATAATGTGATCGATAGAACCATCTACCCACTACCTGAACAGCAAGCAGAAGCTAAGGCAAAGCGGCGTATGGGCCTTGGTGTTACTGCCATGGCTAACGCAGGTGAAATGCTGGGCCTACCATACGCATCAGCGCAGTTTAATGACTTCGCCAGGTTAGCCCTAGAAACGCTCAGGAACGAAACCTACAGTTGTTCAGCTGATCTAGCAGCAGAGAAGGGGTCATTCCCTCTGTATGACGCTGAGAAGTACAACCAGGGCAAGTTCATCAAGACGTTACCGAAGCGTGTCCGGGATAAGATCAAAGAGAATGGTATTCGTAATAGTCACCTAACGTCTATTGCACCAACCGGAACCATCAGCCTTACCGCTGACAATGTTAGCTCAGGTATCGAGCCACCATTCAGCCTCTTCTACGATCGGACAATCCAGCAGTTCGATGGTCATCAGATCGAGCGTGTCGAAGACTACGCATACCGCCAAGGTATCGTAGGTCGGACAGCTAATGAGATCAGTGCAGATGAGCATGTTGATGTCCTAATCCTATCATCTCAGTACGTGGATTCAGCAGTCTCGAAGACATGTAACGTGGGTGACAACGTAACTTATGACGAGTTCAAAGAGCTATATGTCAAAGCCTGGCGTGGTGGCTGTAAAGGGATCACGACCTTTAGGGCCTCAGGTAAACGCTATGGCATCTTGAACGAAGTCAAACCTAAGGCAGATGAGCAACCTAAAGCTGAGGCTTGCTTCATCGACCCAGCAACAGGAGCTAAGTCATGCGAATAGTTGTCGATGATATCGTCCCTAGTCATAGCGATATCTTGCGTGACTTAGCCCTGCTTGAGATCCCTGAGAAGGATGGATATGGACGTGAGATCAAACCTAACAAGTCAGCCCGGGGTCAACCTCACTGGGCTGATGTCTATAAGTTCAGACAAGACCAACAACTACGATCAACACTCAGGACCAGCCATGCGAAGTATGACTGAATCAAGCAAGTGTGATACGTGCCAGGTCAACGATGCATACTATTATGTCGCGGGTGTCTATACCTGTGCGCCATGTGCCATCGAGGCCATCAAAGCAAAGCTTCCACCTGAGTATAGGAACAGGTCATTGTATGACGTGTCAGGTGGTCGTAGACCAGAGGACTAAAGTATACCCAAGGGCTACCCCCGGGTATACTGGAACGCATAAGAAACTAAGGGTGATTACCAGGGGTGCCTCCAGCATAGCGACACATCAAGGTGTCTTGGAGTGCAACCCCTGATAACCAACGCATGTATATAGTTACTCAAGTCGATGAAGCAAGAATCATCTTTAGGGTTAATTAGTAGAGTTAATTAATAGGGTTAATTAGTCCACCCTAAGGAGCTACGGAATATCCCCGGGTATTACTTGTGTATACCTCAGATAACATAGCCCAACTTAAGTCAACTTAAGTCAGCTAAAGCTGATGCCAGTTAACACTGGTCAACACTGGTCAATCATTGGTCAACACTGGTTGGCTTAGGTTGGCTTTAGTTGACTTAGGTTACACGTCCCGATTTGTTCTTTAAAGAAACGACCCCCATCCGCTTAAATTTCAGAAGGGCAACTAATGCCTAATGTCTGACGTCTGACCATGCATCGTTTTGTCATCTGATACCTTATCAGATTACACCAGTATCTAACGATATCAGTAGCTTACCAGGGTGACCAGGCGATTAGGGTCCCATACCAGGGCTTTCAGGCCCCCATGGGCATATGAATAACATCAATTTCAAAAACAAGGACTAAAGGTTTTGTTGTTGTTGTTGTTGTCCGTCTTTCACTTGCAGGGGTTATCTCCAGAAAACCAAAGGAACCGTCATGGCCTTAGAAACCGCCACCTACATTAATGGCTTAGTTGTCACTAATCCTGTCGCAACCGATGGTCTGGCCCAGGCTGACGACCACATGCGTCTAATTAAGTCTACCATCAAAACCACGTTTCCAAGCATAACCGGTGCTATTACAGCCACCCAGGCAGAGCTTAACGTCCTCGATGGCATCACTAGCTCTACAGCGGAACTGAATATCTTAGATGGTGTAACATCTACAACAGCTGAACTAAACATCCTCGATGGTGTCACAGCGACAACCACAGAGATCAACCACCTCTCAGGTATCACTGGTAACATCCAGTCCCAGATCGGTGGTATCTCTACCGCGCTGGTGAACGATACGACCCCACAACTCGGTGGTCAACTAGACACCAATGGTCAATCCATAGCCTTCGGCAATTGGACTATCTCCATTGACGGCTCCAATAACTTGTCGTTTGCCTACGCTGGCGATGTGAAGCTACGGATTACAGCAGCGGGTGCGCTGGACGTAGAAGATGACATCACAGCCTTCTCAGGTATCTAGTCATGGGTATCGCAAAATCAGGGCCACTCAAGTTCTCCGACTTACAATCAGAGTTTGGAGGCAGTCATCCAATCAGTATCAGTGAATATGGTGATGGCGCAGGGCTAGTAACCAGAGGCATCTCCTATTCAAACTACGGCACTGGCATATCTGGTATGTCGTTACCAAACTACCCTGCCGGAACATCACTCAGGCGACTTGGGTTTTACTACTCAGGCGATGTAGCCAACGTATACACCACCTATTACAGCGGCGGCACAAGCCCAGTTAAGACTGCATGGTCTAACCCAGTATCAGCCAGCTTCAGTGTCTCAACCTACCTCGGAACTCTATCTGCTGGAGATACCTTCGTTGTATGCTCTAGGGCTACTAGCGGCTGGCCTTCAGGCTGGTCTTACGGCGGCTACGATACTGTCATCATCGCTTGCACATTTGGTTCAGCGGCTTCTGCTACAGCCCCTCAGTACGGCTCTAAGCAGTTTCGTATCTACTGCTCATATGATGGCAATAACACAGTGACAATCGGCGGTTACTACAGTGGCAGCAGCACAGGCTACACCTACGGTCAGGCGGCTCTCCAAGGCATTGCGAGGACAAACTAATGGCTATTGATATTACCGCAGTCACTCAGGTTATGGATGTCGATGACACGGTGGCTCTCTTCGAGGTCAACAAGACCCACGAAGGTCAGAACGAGCCTCACTGGACTGTCATGAATTACGAGGGCAACCCTCAGTTGGCTGAAGTCCATCAGTGGCTTGTGTCTACACACCAAGCAATACCGGCTTACAGCAGTCTCACAGATTAGAAAAGGGAGAACCTTACATGGCTATACTCCCTATCCGTGACCTAGGCAGCGCAGGTGTCATCAGTGACGTCAGTAGCTACAACATCCCCATCAACGCATTTAACCATGGTTTCAACGTGCGTTTCGATGAAGGCAAGGTTCTACGTGCGCCTATCTTTCGTAACATCAAAGACACCCTAGGTTTCTCTCCACGATTTACCTATGGCATCGTGCCAGCAAATGGTTTCGACACGGTATTGATGGTGTCGGATGCATGGGCCATCTATGAATATGGGGCTGGCAGTGTCACCAACAGAAGTGGTTCCATCACAGGCTCATCAGACCCACGGCCTTACACAGGCACTTCTCTTGCTGACGTCTCCTACGTTAACCGTCCAGACCGCGTACCAGTGTATCGGGGGCCGTCCGGGACTAACTTTGCTGACCTACCCAACTGGGATGCCTCATGGCGTTGTAGTTCACTGAGGTCATTCGGTGACTTTCTGATTGGCCTCAACATGAGTGAGGGTGCCAACGCATTTCCTTCCCGGGTGAGGTGGTCGGACCTAACCTTAGCAAACCAATACCCAGGATCTTGGGATGACACCGACCCTACAGTCTCCGCTGGTTTCAATGACCTGGTGCAGACCAAGACTGAGATCATCGATGGTGAAACCTTAGGATCTAACTTTGTAATCTATTCCAATGACCAGGTTTGGCTGATGGAATACGTTGGCGGCACGTTTATCTTTAACTTCCGCAAGCTATTCACAGATGTTGGCATCATCAACCAGAACTGTGTTGTTGAGGTCGAAGGTAAACATTACGTCTTCGATGCCTTCGATATCTACATGCACGATGGGACATCTAAACAAAGTATCTGTGATGAGCGGGTAAAGAACTTTGTGTTCTCAACCTTAAACAACCAAGCGTCCGATGTTTGCTATGTTCAGCATAACCCAACATTGAACGAAATCTACTTTTGTTACCAGTCCGGTGATCAATTCGTTAACTTTCCTAACGCTGAAAGATGCAACCGGGCAGCCGTCTACAACTACCGTAACAACACATGGTCTTTCATGGACTTGCCAAACACAAGTTCAGGCACAATTGCTAACGTCAACTCTGTATCAACCTATAACACCAGTACTGGAACATATGCCCTCACTGGTGGTACTTACTACCAGCAGCAAGATAGCTTCGCCAGGCATACCCTTATGGTCGGTGAGACCTTAACAGCTGACGGTATTACCTCAGATAAGCTCTACGGTATTGATTTGTCGGATGCAGGGCAGATAGCTTTCCAGCTGGATACTGAGGCTACCAAGCCTGTGTACCTGGAGAGAACCGGGCTAGACTTAGATGAAGCCGGATCAGCGGTGCGTCAGTATACTGTAGTGACCAGGATCTATCCTCAGGCCTACACAGTTAACACGGCAGACACCACATTGAACTTTGAGTTTGGTGCGTCTGACTTACCTAACGCGACCCCTAACTACTCTAACCTGGCAGTCTTCGATATAGCGGCAGACCATAAGATCGACAGCCGGGCAGCCGGTCGTTACCTAAGCTATCGCGTGACACTTAACGACAACAAGGACTTCGAGATCTCAGGGTTTGACTTGGAGATCACACCGACAGGAGCAAGATAATGGCCTTAAGTGATAAGACCAACCTACTTGTTCAGCCTTACGTCAGAACCCAGTACCCAGTGTTAGATGAGGGTATCAAAAGATACATCCAGGATGAGCTACAACGGATCGAGAGTTCCGTTAGGTCTCTAAGTCAAGCAGCCATCCAGGTGACCGAAGATCCCCCAGAACAGCCAGTAAAGGGCATGGTCAGGTATGCTGTATCCCCTTGGAACCCAGGTTCCGGGGATGGCCTTTATATCTATAATGGCACTACCTGGGTCCTAGTTTAAAAGTACATGACTGACATAAAGATGAGAGCGGCGGTCTCAGCCTTAGAAGCTAGTATCGTTGAGGGTATTGCGTCTGGTGACTTTGTTGACGCCATGGACCAATGTCCTGTCGTACACCATTTTGCTCCACCCATAGAAGAATATGGCTGCGGCACATACGCCAGAGAACTTACGATGCCGAAAGGCGCAACTATCGTTGGTAAGTTACACAGACATGCTCACTTGGCTTTTCTCTTGAAAGGGAAGGTCGCAGTGGTGTCTGAGTTCGGTAAAGAGATCATGGAAGCACCTCACACGTTTTTGTCGCCTCTAGGTGCCAAGAGGGCGTTTCATGCCTTAGAGGATTCTATCCTAACCACAATACATCTAACAAAACACACACAAGAAGAAGCTCTCGAGGATATCGAGGATGAGGTCATATCAGAGACCTACACCGCCTTAGGTATGGAAGAGCCGGACATGAAGATGTTCTACAAAGAACTGGAGAAGATTCAATGGC